ACAAAGTTCTCAGAACCCCCATCAATGTTTGATGCAAGGTATCCAGCCAACCATGTAATGGAAACAGACGGTGGCAATGTATTTGAACTAGATGATACACCAGGAGCTGAGCGAGTACATATCTTCCACAGAAAGGGATCATTCGTTGAGTTTCATCCTGATGGTTCAATTGTTCACAGAGGCGTCAATGACCGCTACCATATAGTTTTCAATAATGAGAATTTATATGCCGGTGGTAATATGAATATGTCTGTTGTTGGTGCAGTTAACATTGTAGCTGGTGGCAACACAAACATTTCAACAGCTGGTGATGCCACTTGGAGAGTTGGTGGCAATATGAGAATGGATATTGGTGGTAATTTTGATGTTGCAGTTGGTGGTTCAACAAATATTGATTCAGGTGGTACGACAATCATATACTCTGGTGGCAACGTTGAATTGCAAGGTAGCCAGGTTCACTTTAACAAACCAACACCAAAGCCACTTGGATCAATTATTACACCAGAAACAATTACTAAATCAGCAGCTGGCTCTCCAACTGTATTTGAACTCTACGCTTTTGATGATGCTGAGGAGAAGTCACTTGATGAATATAACACTGTTATTGTGCAAAATGGTTTGAAACCAGCTGATGATACACCACCAATAGAAGGTGCTTCTAGTGTACCACCGGCTGGTGGGGAGAACAAAGATGTTAAGTGTGGTTCAATTATCCTACTAGATGATTACAAGAAGGTTAGAGTATCAAAGAACTTTACATTAGCAGATTACACTCAGAATGGTACAAGAAAATTACGAGACCAAGCTGGTTTAACAGCAGCTGATATTTTATGTAATATTGTTAAGCATGCTGAAAATATTATGGAGCCAATTGTAGCAGCAGGATTTAGAGTATCCATAACATCCGGATTCAGAACACCTGATGTTAAACTTTCTGGTGGTGGCACAAATAACAAATCAGATCACAACTGTGGTCGTGCTGTTGATTTCAATGTTATTGGTATGTCAGCATACGAAGGTGCGCTTAAAATATATCCAATTGTAGGTAGGATTGCTAAGCAGTTCTTCCTAGAATATAATCTAAATGGTGGCGGCCCGGGTTGGATCCACATTGCCTATGATAATGGCGCCAAGCATGCGCTTCCAATGGCAACGTGGGCTGTTCCAAGAATTCATGCACGTAATAAGTTTGTTGATCTCAAGCCAGGGCAGAAACTTGGATGACAGCTGTAGCTAGAAAGGGAGATAAGGTTGATTCCCCAACAGGCTCGGGCACCAGGTGTGCTAGCCCTATAGTAACAGCTGTGGGTGAAGTTAACTCTCGTTCGGTATTTGCAAATAGCAAACTTATACCTGTCAAGGGTAATAAGGTTGAACCCCACACACTTAAAGGCTGTGGCCCTGATGAGTCTGTACTTGATAAACACTCTCCTAATGTGTTTATTGGTAACAAAGAAATTGGAAGACTTGGAGATGAGTATGCAACTGGAACACCTGAAGCTAATATAATTGCACAGGGCTCACCAAATGTATTTGCTAATGGATAATATAAATAATCCTAGAGAGGGTCTCCATGTCAAATTATACTAAAAATACAGCTGCGTTTGCTAGGAAGAATGCGAAGTATTCTGATATTAGTATCGGCTTTGGTATCAGTCCCTTCAGCCAAGATTTGACTAGAATTACTGATGTTGATGCTGTTAAAAGATCTGTTAAGTCACTTGTTCTAACAGACAAGTTTGAAAGGCTACTAGATCCTGATATTGGTGGTAACATTAGAGCAGCTCTATTTGAGCCAATGTCGCCATTGACAGAATCAATTCTAGAGGACTATATCACTGAAACTATTGAAAATTATGAGCCTAGATGTATTTTAGAAAGCGTCATTATCCAAGCCAATTATGATAATAATGCCTATAATGTTACAATTACATTTAGAGTGGATACTTCTGAAGGTCTTCAATCATTAAGTTTCCTATTAGAAAGAGTAAGATAACATGGCAAATGGTTTTTTAACAACATCAGAGCTTGACTTTCAGAACTATAAATCCAGCTTGAAGACGTTTCTTTCTCAGCAGGATACCTTTAAGGATTATGATTTTGAAGGGTCCAATATGGCCGTATTGCTAGACCTACTAGCATACAACACCTATATGAATGGTGTCTATTTGAATATGGTTGGTAGCGAGATGTTCTTAGATACATCTCAACTTAGAGAATCAATTGTTTCTCATGCAAAGGAATTAAATTACACTCCTCGTTCTAGAACAGCAGCTATTGCGTTTGTTGATATTACTATCACACCAGCTGACTCACCAGATTCTATCACCATTCCAAAGTACTATGAATTGAATGGTAGAACCCAAGAAAATACTACTTTCTACTTCACAACAGATGAAGCAATTGTTATCAGAGCCAACAATGGCGTATACAAGGCCGCCAACGTAGCTGTGTATGAAGGTAACATTGTAAGAGAAGTATTTGTTGCTAATGCATCATCCCGCTATCTACTACAATCGGCTAATGTTGATATCCAGTCTCTAAATGTTACTGTTAAGGATTCAGCAGCAGCAACTGAAGAAGTGAAGTGGAATAAAGAGACATTCTTGTTTGGTCTAGACAACACAGATAACGTATACTTTGTCCAGGGTGCAGAAGACCATCTATATGAACTTGTATTTGGTAATGGTGACATTGGTAAAGAACTAGTAGATGGCAATGTTGTAACTGTAAACTATAGAGAAACAAACGGTGTAGAAGCCAATGGTGTGGATACATTTACAGCACCAAATGCAATCCAAGGATACACCGGCATTGCTGTAGCAACTGTAACTGAGGCCTCATCAGGTTCTGAGCATGAAACGGATGATGAAATTAAGTTCAATGCTCCTAGATACTTCCCTACTCAAAATAGAGCAGTAACTGTAGAAGACTATATTGCTCTAACAAAGCAAGCATTCCCATCACTAGAGGTTGTAACAGCCTATGGTGGTGAAGAAACAGAACCTAAGCAATATGGTAAAGTAATTGTGGCTGCTAAGCCATTTGGTGGTACTAAGTTATCAACACCACTAAAGACACAAATGTACAATTATCTAAAAGAGAGATCATCAATTTCAATTGACCCAGTGGTCGTTGATCCTGAGTACTTCTTTGCAGAAGTTGTTACAGAAGTTCTATACAACATCAACCTAACAACAAGATCAGCCAGAGATATTCAAGCCCTTGTGGAAGATACAATTTTACAATGGGGTAATGATAATCTACAGAAGTTTGGTTCAGATCTAAGATACTCCAAATTAGTTAGAGCTATTGATGATTGTGAAGATGCTATTATCAGTAACAATACCGAGCTTCGTCTGATCAAATCTGTTGAAGTTGATACAGGTATTCCATTCAGAATTTCTTTATCATTTGAAAATGAGCTCAAGCAAGAAGTATCTTCAACAAGAAAAATTTACGAAGATACAACATCAACAATTGAGACATCACTATTCACATACAACCTAAACGATGTAGACTATCTTGCTAAGATTAAAGATGATACACAAGGTAACTTAGTTCTTGTATCTACTGTTAATGGCCAAGTTCAGCTATTGAAGGATAAGATTGGTACAATTGATTATATAACTGGTGAGCTATCAATTGGTGAATTGGTTTATGAAGATGTTGGTACAACTGGCGAACTTCAAATATATGCAAGAACAAGAAGACTTGATCTTGAAACAAAAGCAAATAAGATTCTACAATTGGATGCAGTACGTCTAGTTGTCACGGTTAATGGTATCAGAGAATAATGAGAGAATTAGAGCGATACATCTCACCATATATTGCTGACCAGTTCCCTTCTATCTATAAGGAAGAGGGTCCTCTTTTTGTGGCTTTTGTTAAGGCATACTTTGAGTGGCTAGAGTCAACAAACCAGGTTGTATACGATTCAAGACGTCTGCTAGAATATAGAGACATTGATAAGACAGTTGATGAGTTTGTAAACCAGTTTAAAAAGAAGTATATGTTTCCTATCCCAGAAGATATTGCTGGTGATAAGAGATTACTCCAAAAGCACATCAAAGAAGTTTATGGTTCCAAGGGTACAGAGCGTGGCCTAAAGCTTCTATTCCAACTTCTGTTTGGCGACTCAATTAGTGTCTATAAGCCAGGCGACGATGTCTTTAGACTATCAGATGGTGATTGGAATAGAGACATTTACCTAGAAGTTGCCTATAAGCCATTCAACTCTTTATTTGTCGGTGAGTTTATCAAAGGCCGTATCTCTGGTGCCAGAGCCTTTGTGGCAAGCTTTCAAACAAAGTATGTCAACAATAAGAACATCAACATCTTCTATCTAACAGATGTCCGTGGTAACTTTAGATATGATGAAACGATACTAATTGATGAGGATAGATTAGAAGAAGGTGCAGTGCCAGTTGTCTCAGCTGTTAACTCACCAAAGATCATTGGTTCCCTATCAGAAGTAGATGTTACAAACAGATCATCACCATTTGGATATGCAGTTGGTGACCAGCTTGAAGTCCAAGGAACTGGTAAAGGTGGTAAGGTTGTTGTAACAAGTTTGCAAGAATTGGATGGTACAGTCTCATTCTTCCTAAAGGATGGTGGCTCAGGCTATACAGTTAATACTACTGTGTTTACTATATTTGGACCAGTCACAGGTGTAGTTGTAGAAGCAGGTGGCTCTGGTTATTCTAATACTGATTATCTTGTATTCTCTAACGGAACAGCTCTAGGATATGCTAATCTAGTAACAAATAGCACAGGTGGTATTTTAAACAATACTGCAACTGGCACGTCTCAGTTTAGTGTGACGAATGGTGGCAACGGATTCCAGACTGCACAAACAACTGTTGTAATCACAGTAGCTAATTCTACAGGTGGTGTATCAGCTGGTGTGGGTGCCAATCTTCAAGCCACAATTGCTGGTGGTGGTGATGGGGCTGCATTAAGAATTGGGGGGCTAACTGACCTCAAAAACATTTACGGTTCATTGGTAAAGATCGATGCCATTGGCCAGACAACAACATATCTAGGCAGTGCCAACAATGTTAATAATATGGTTATTGGTACTGTTTCCTATCCAACAGGAACAGGCTATGGTCTAGCATCAAACGTAGCTGCTGGCTTTGATACTATCTTGGCTGAAGCTCTAGATTATAAAATCTATGAAGTTGGCACCATATCAAAAATCTTCACTGTAAATCCTGGTGCTGATTATACAACAAATCTAACTGTTACAGCTGTTGATACTACTATCAGCCAGTTTAAATTTAAAGATCAGGAACACCCAGCAGGCAGAGGCCCTAGCGGCAATGGTGTACTTGGTAACAATGCTATCATTACAGCTGTCACAGGCTTTGGCAGCACTGCTCTTGGATCAGTTAAGGTAATTGACTCTGGTCTAGGATATGAGCAGAATGAGGAAGTTACTCTGGTATCTCTAGCAAATACAAACCTAATTACAACTGGCACTGCCCTACTACAACAACAAGGACAAGGCCAAGGTGAGTTCAAATCCACAAGAGGGTTTTTGAGCTCAGATAAGTACATACATGATAGCTATTATTATCAAGATTATTCATACGAAGTAAGATCATCAATCGTATTTGATAAGTACAGCGATCTACTAAGAAAGTTATGGCATCCAGCTGGTGTTGAGAAGTTTGGTCGTGTGCTGGTAAGTAGTGAAGTAACAGTTGCCACACCAGATGTGTCTTTACAGGCATATGTTGGTGATGGTAGTACGACGACGTTTGCAGTACCTGGTGGGGCATGAGCAATATAACAGTTAAAGTAAATGGAGTATTACAGGTACCAGGTACCGACTACACCATTTCTGGTAACAATGTTGTATTTACGACAGCACCCGCTGCCAACGCAAAAGTTGAGATACGTAAAGCTGCTGAGAGAACTCAGCTTGAGACAAGTTTCAAGATCCAGCAGGTATTCCTAACCCAGCTTCTAACTTCCTACGCAACAGAAACAGCATATACAACTACATTTGCCACAGCTACCAATAAGCAGACGCTCACTGCTTATATTACAGATATTGATACATCGAGAACCACAAACACTGTATTCCATACAAACAAGGCTACAAATACTACCTTTCCAACGACCTTTGAAACAGTATTTGAAACAAACAAGGCAACAGCATCTCTATATGTAACAGCTTATGAATCCGTATTCAATACATCCACTGTATTTGATACAACAATTGATACTCTTGTTGCTACTTCAGCATTGTCGACGACAACTTACCCTACATCAAGAACTACATCTACAACAACGACAACAGTTTATACAACAACGTACTCTACAACATATGCTACTGGTAAGAGTACTACAACAACTTTTGAGACGACATATACAACTACGTTTGATACAACAACTGCATACGAAACAAATAGAACAACAACGTATGATACAGCTCTTGCCACTGGCACATCTAAATCAACAGATACTGTCAAGGGTACGGATACAATATACGATACATCATATGCATCTGTCTATGGTACCACAACATCTTATGATACTGTAATTAATACAGCATATGGTACATCTAAGTCAACAGACACAACTCAATCAACAAGCAAGTCCACAAATACAACAACAACGTTTGTAACTATTTTTGATACTACAGGATCCACATCTAGAAATACAGTAACAGCTTACGACACAACATTTGATACTAACAAGTTAACTGCAACTGTTATCAACACAACATTTGATACGGTTATTGGTACAAGTAAGGCTACAAGCACTTCAAAGTCCACAACATCTGTATTCAATACATCAACAACATTTGATACTGTATTTGACACAGGTTATGATACAAGTAAGTCAACTACAACAGTATTCAACACAACAACAGCATTCAACACTGTATTTGAAACTAACTTTAGCACAACTACAGCATTTGACACTAATAGAGCAACTGACACAAATAAGGCTACCTCGACAAGTAGAGGCACTACAACTGCCTTCAATACTACCACATCATATGATGTTACAACAACATTTGTAACTGCTTATATTGCTTCTACAACTTATATAACAACTGCAGCTGGTGACACAGCAAGATCAACAAATAGAGTAACGGATACAAACAGAGCTACAAGTACTGTATTTGGTACAACAACTACATTCAACACAACATCTGTTTTTGATACAAGCAGAGCAACTGCAACATCAAAAAGCACTACAACAGCCTTTAACACCACAACAACATTTAATACAGTATTCTTGAGTGCTGCATCAAGAAGCACAACAACAACTTTTGATACCACAACAACATTTAATACAGCATATGATTCAACATTTGATACTACATTTCAAACACTAGCAAGCACGAGCACGCAGACAGACACATACGATAGTGGATCAGCAACTGTTACTGCTCCATCTGGCGCTACATCTGTA